GGCGGCGGAGTTCATGGGCGCATTATAAAGGAATGGGGGAATGTGTCAAGCGGTTTTTTCGCGTGGGGAATCAATGGGTTATAAACAGGCCGGGGAACAAATGGGTTCTGCGAACGTACTATCTAAAGTGCCGCAAAAATAATTGAGTGCGTTTAGTAGATACCCTCCGCGCGCACTTTTCCCCCCACCCACCCTTTTCTCGCGTGCGCGCGCTTGCGTGTACGGGCGTAGGTGTACGCGGGGGCGGGCAGGTGCGCAGGCGTGGTTATATCTACGCGCGTGGGTGTATGCGGGCAGGCGTATTGGGTGCGCGCGCTTCTTCATTGCGGATTATCCGGAGGGGAAATATTAGAGAATGCTAATGGAGTGACGCAATTTGCGGCACATGTGACAATTTACGGCACATTATGCAAGATGTGTGCCTGACGTGGATGCGGCGGTCGGGGTGGTGTAACCTGTTGATTCAAAACGGAATTCGCAAATTGTTCGGGGTGAAACGACTTTCAGGCACGGTGGTTGCATGGTAGAGGGCACGGCAGGGCAATCGTGCAATGCCGATAACGGAACACCACACAATGGAGGCTCACATGGCAACAGGTAAACGGAGTAATGCAGTCGTAACATTTGAACAATCGGGCAGCGAGTTGCGCTTCACGGCGGGCGGGCAGACGGCTGTGCTCGATATGGCGAAGGTCAGCCAGACTCTTCTCGATCGTGCAATTGTGCACGGGCTTAAACAACGCATCAGTGATGCAGCGGCTATCCCGTGCGATACGGAAACGGGACTGCCAGCTACACCAGCGGAGAAGTTCGCCGCAATGTCGGAACTCGTAGAACACTATAATTCCGGTACGTCAGAGTGGAATCGCCCTCGCACCGCCGGAGACGGTACGCCACGTTCGGGTTCAACCCTACAGGCATTTGCCAACGTATACTGGGAGGGCGATCTTGCGAAGGCGAAGGTTAAGATGCAAGCCTTCGCGGATAAACGCGGAATTGAATTCGCGGCGGCCGTGAAAGTCTGGGCGGGTGCGGATAAGATTGTCGAAGAGGTGGCGCGGATGAAGGCCGCCATACCAGCGAAAGTGGACGCGGATAGTCTGTTGGACGAACTCGACGCGTAGGGTTAGACGTGCAGGCTCGTGACAGGAGCTTGCGCGGGTAATCTTGCCCACAACAGTATTGGAGGCTCAAAATGTCACGCGAACTCTTTATGGAATATGCAAACGAAGTTTCTGTAACAATGGCGATTGAACTGGCGCGATGCCGAGGTGTTCCCGCAGCAATGATAAATGAATGGCTGGACGAACTGGAAATGGGGCTGTTTGAGCGGGCTTGACGGAGATAATACCACCACCACAACAACCGCAATGCGCCCATATTTGGATAAGTTATTGATTATATGGGCGTTTCTTCGCCACAACCACAACCACAATCACCACGCCCGCCACACCTAGGGGGTGGGATAAAGCCTGAAGTAGAGAGAGAGAGAGTTGTTAGTTAATAATTTTTTTTTTCAAATCTATCTCTCTCTCTCCCCCTTTCCCAGCGTCTCACCCACCCCCATGGTGTGGCGGATGTAGTGGTAGTGGTGGTAGTGGTGGTAGGGTAAAGTATTGATTCGATTGGGAAAATCTTTGTTGACAACCACCACCACAACCACCATAATGCACGGACGTGGGAAATTTCACCCATTCGAACACTGGCGAAGGAGCTTAACATGGCAGGAAAATTGACTGAAGACATTGTAAGACGGATCCGACGCGGGGCTAGTGAAGGGCAAAGCCCGAGGGAAATTGGTATGCTCTTTGGGGTGGCGACAGAAACGATTAGACGAATTGTGCGGCGGGAAACTTGGGCGCATGTAGCTGATGTGGAAGCGCAGTTGTTTGCGGCGGAATTGCGGGCGGAAGTGGAAGTGAATAAACCACTGACGGCGGAGCAAGCGAAAGCCGCGATGGAAAGTCAGGATAAACTGCTGGGAATGCTTGGGCGGGCGGGGAAGGTAGATATACCGGAAGCTCAAGAGGTGCTGAACCCTGTTGTGAGGGATTATTTAAAGGGGAGTGCGGAACGTATAGAACCAGAGGGCGACCTGACGGAGTAGAGCGACACGGTCAGACGGGTGACAGTCGTCTGGGCGGGTAATTTTGCCCGAGAAGGGGTTTGGAATGGAGGCTTGAGATGAACCGACAAATAGCTTATTGGATTATCCGCGATTCTGCGGCGAGGGAAGTCATGGTAGCGACGTTTCATATCTGGGAAGCCGTGGAGGAGTATTTAAAGCACTTCCCGACTTGCCAAGCGTATCCAGTTTGGTTGAATGGAGAGGAGGAATAGACATGGGACAAAAGAACTTACACGCAATTCACTGGATGATGGCCTTTCAATTAGCGCGGATGGCCGGACGATCTGTCTGCCTACTTCGTGGGTGGCGGGAGCTGCCGGCACGGGAAGAGCGGACTTGGGGAGATTCGGATATCGGGGTAGAATGGGTGAAGACACTCTCTCGACAAGGGGGGTTGCTATGAAGCCGATGCGGAGGCAAGGAAAGGTGCAAGTGCGATGGAGTTACGCAGGGAAGGTGGAGCAGCGAATATTAGCGCCACTTGCAGCAAGTCTTCTTGCACGAGATATTTCAGAGGTTTTGCAGAAACGGCAGAATTTTCCAGAACTGACTGAATATTGCCAGTTGGTGCAATGGGCATATGATGGAGGGACAGTAGTACTTGAATGGATTGCAGATCAACCAGCGAAAGGAGACTTACATGAACACGGCAGATGAAAGGATGCAACAGGCGCATCATGAAAAAAGGCTGCAAGAGGATGATGAATACAGGGAAAGGTGGGTAGAGCGGCGGATATGGGAAGAGATGAATGCGGAAGGGGAATTTTACCCGTTTTCGGCGGCAGCCATAGTGGAAGCCCTTAGCAATTGCGAGCTGGAAGATGTGGAGTTGTTAGCAAGATTATTACAAAAAAATAACACGCCGACTGTAGTTGTAGATGCAACACTTCGGCGTGTTATTGCGACCTATTGGCAAGCGCAAGCTCGTGCTGCAGTGGAAAGAGAGATTGCGCATCTATGCCAGCGGTTCTGATTGTTTTCGGACTGCTGCTTATTATTATTATTTTAGAGAGGTGAAACTATGCAAGGATCGCTATTTGTACCAGACACGCCACGCGATGTTTACGAACAAACTGAGGAGAACGAAATGGGTAACCAAATAGTAGAACGCACTGAAGCTGTTAACGCTTTACTAAGCACAGTTAAAGAGCATTGCATGTGCGCAAAGTTTAAGGATGACGGCGCACGATTCCTCGTCATTTACCCTTGCGGTATGTTTCCAGATGGTGTGCAAGCGTCCTACGGAAACGGCAAAGCGTTGGCGTTGTCGCGGATGCTTGACGCGATGGAGCAGCATTGGAATGCAAATGGTACAACGTAAAGTTGAGCGGCGCATGGACGTGACGGCTAACGTAGAATAGCCACCAAACGTACCAAATTAGGCAGGATTAAATATGAACATCACATTTACAGACTTACTCGTAATAATTTTAGTCTCATCTGTAATGGATGTATTGCTCTGTTGCCTGTATTACATGGCAGCATACTGAACGATGAATAATACACAAAACGATCTTGCCGTTGGTTGTCCGCCCTTGACCGCCGGGTTAGGGGGCTGGATTGATATAAATGACCGCAGACCAGAAGGGATGTGCCATGTTGATGAAAGGAAAATGAAATGAACATAAATATTACTTTAACCGATTTGCTCGTCATGCTTTTAGTAACTTGTGTAATGTCGTTCGGCATGGGATATTTGGATGGCAGACTGGAGCGATATTCGGAAAAATGTTTTACTCCGGCGAAATCCATTGCGCAGCTTAATGCGGAGTATGTTTGTAAGAACCGTAAAATTGAGAGGTATGTGAAATGATTAAGTCATTAACTAAAGAACAAAGAGCAAAATTCCCAGAATATGTAGATAAGTGGATAAAAATAGGATTATGCACAGAGCCTGCCGATAGAGAAAAAGCAGAAAATGCAATTCGTGGATTATATCTTCTGGCAAAATTGAGAAAACCAAAAATTATTTGGCTACCTTGTCCATTTTCTGCCGCATTAGCAACAGTTATTTATGCTAAGTTAATTAATACTAAAACCGTCTCTTCAGCCGTCGATTCAGCGATCCGTTCAGAGGTCTCTTTAGCCGTCTCTTCAGCGGTCTCTTTAGCGATCCGTTCAGCGGTCTCTTTAGCTGTCTCTTCAGAGGTCTCTTTAGCTGTCCGTTCAGCGATCCGTTCAGAGGTCGATTTAGCCGTCCGTTCAGCTATCCGTTCAGAGGTCAATTCAGTGATCCGTTCAGCGGTCTCTTTAGTGGTCTCTTTAGCGGTCTATTCAGCGGTCAATTCAGCGGCCTCTTTAGTGGTCTCTTCAGCTGTCCGTTCAGAGGTCTATTCAGCTGTCGATTCAGCGGTCGATTCAGCTATCCGTTCAGAGGCCTCTTCAGCGGTCTATTCAGCGGTCTCTTCGGCGGCCGATTCAGCAGTCTCTTTAGTGGTCGATTCAGCGGTCGATTCAGAGGTTCGTTCAGCGGTCAATTCAGCGGGTAGATCATTTTTCGGGGGTTCTCTTTGGAGTGGTTATCAGGCATGGGCAGATTATTTTAATAGAGAGCTGTCAATTGAAATTGATAGAAATTATTTAGATTTGTCAGAATCGTGCGGTTATTTTTGGGTTCTAAAAGATGTATGTTTTGCATCAGAACGCCCAAAAGAAATAAATTTAGACGAGTCAGGTCGTTTGCATAGCGAATTTAAAAATAGCATTTCTTATCCTTCTGGATGGGGTTTATGGCATTGGCACGGCGTTTCAATTCCTAAAGAGTGGGTAACTGGAAATAAACCCACAGCTTCCGAAGCGTTAAACTGGCCTAATTTGGAGCTACGCAGAGCGGCTTGCGAGATCGTTGGCTGGAAAAATATATTGGTTGAATTAAAATCAAAAGTGATTGATGCTGACGACGATCCTGAAATCGGCACGTTGCTGGAATGCGAAATTCCAGATTCAGGCAAGGAAAGATTTTTGCAAGTGAAGTGTGCTACTGGACGTGATTTTGTATTGCACGTTCCCAAAGAAATGAAAACAGCTTTAGAGAGTCAGGCTTGGATGTTTCAAGTTGATGTAAGTGAATTTATCAAACCGGAGATTAGAACATGAAAACATTTAACAAATGCGCGGCACAAGGTGATGTATTGTTTATGCGAGTTGATTCGTTGCCGCAAGGATTGAAAGAAGTATCTTCTACAAACAACGTTAGAAGTATTATTATTGGAGCGGATGGCAAAGACATGCAACGAGCATGTGGTTCTGTGTTTATCCTTGCCCACTCTGAAACAGGCCACAATCACGTCATGGAAGCCCGTCCAAATGTGAAGCTATTTTCTACCGACAACCCACTTGTGAGCTATTTGCAGATCGTGGAAGCAACGGAAGAGGCCGAAAACTTCGTTGAGCATCTTCGCAGCTTTGATACACATGAGCCTATCAGTTTCAATTCAGGCATTTACAAAGTAATCAATCAACGCGAATCCGCCCCCGAAGGTTGGAGACGTGCGGCAGATTAATAAAGAGGAGAAATAAAATGACTGACTTATTATCCACCCTAATCGACGACCTTACTCTTGAAAAAGATGGTCTTCGCATCACGCCGTATATCGACACACCAAACCCTGACGAGGATTTCCAAGATGACCTCGAGAAAGGAAAGGTGCCAACTCCGATTCTGGGGGTGAAAATAGATTTCTAAATCTTTGTTGACACGGACGGACGAGCATTGTATTATGTGCGTCCGTTAAACAAATGTGTTCCACGTTCGTTTAATCAGTCAGTTTAACCAGATAGAAAGTGAGGCTCAAAATGTCAGATTCAAAAGTTTACCTCGGAGATTCCGTTTACGCAGATACGTCGGATGAATTTCTTGTACTAACGACAGAAAATGGTCTACCGGGTAGTTCCATCAACCGCATCTACCTCGAGCCAGAGGTAATTGTCGCCCTCCTGAACTACCTCGATCACCCCCTAAAAGGGGATACCATCCCCCTCACGCTGTACTACCACCAGTCTCTCCATAGTGATCGGATTGATGTAAAATCTTACGAGTACGCCTATGATACCGACACAACCGTCATCGCAGTGCAAGAGGTTCTCGTACCTGCAGTTCCCCTTATTTCGCATGCAGAATTAGCTACTAAAATCATTGCGCGATTGCGGGAGAAGCAAGCTACTGCTCGTGCAGAAGCTTTTGAGGTGGACAAGAAGATCGAGGATGAAATCCAAAATCTTTTAGCTCTTCCAGCCCCTAGCCTTGACCCAAACTCCTTCTTTTAAAGTCCGACTTTTCAAGCCTTCCCTCGAGGGCTTGACGAGGCGGGTTTTCTCGCTGGGAATAGGCAATCGCCCTACAGGATGCCACAAAACCTTTAAAGGAGTTTCACAAATGAATCAGCAAGCTGAAGCAGTCGAAACAAATGAGAAAGAAACGGCAGGAGTTGAGCAAGTTTCTATGTCCGATGGTACGACAGTCGGATTCGCGGGCAAACGGAAGATTCTGAAAGACATTATCATCAAAGATGGTGGAGTAACAGTGAAGTTTTCTTTCCGTAATGGGGAGATACGTTACTTTGAAGTCCCGGCTTCCCTCGCCCTCGAATTCATCGGTCACGGCGCAAGTCAGAAAATCGGCGATGAAGCTGCCGGTATTGAACGCATTGATGATATTATCCTCGCAGTCGATAATATCATCGACCGTCTGAACAAGGGTGAATGGGCAGCCCAGCGCGCAGCAGGCGATGGTTTCGCCGGAGCTTCTGTCGTTATCCGTGCTATTGTCGAGGTCACCGGTAAGAGTGTGGAACAGGTTAAAGCATTCCTGCAAGGTAAACTGGATTCGGCAAAGGCAGCTGGCCAAAAGCTCACTCGCGCCGAGTTGTATGCTTCCTTCCGTAACCCTACGACCAAGACCGGCGTTGTAATCGAGCGTTTGGAACGTGATACGAAGTCCAAACAGTCTGCTGTTAACGCAGATGATTTGTTGGATGAATTGAACTAAAAGCAAACCCGCAGCATCCAGTCTCTTCCACCGAGGAGACTGTGTGATGTGTGTTTAGGCTGGCATTCGCTGGCCGAGTTCGCAGGAGTGAATTGAGCCTCCAACTGCGGGCGGTGCGGGAAGGGGAAGGTTAGGCAAGTCCCCCTTGATAACTTAACCTTCCCCCGAGCATTTTAAAATCTATATTGACAATACGGACGGACAATGGGATAATACGGACGAATCACCACCAGTCACACCAACTTAACCAAACGGAGGCTTATATGTACACAATTCAGTATCTCGCACCAAGAAGGGAAGCGGTCGTAACAGGGGAAAAAGAGGTTTTGGAATCCGTCCCTATTGTTCGAAAGGGTCAGGAACTTACTATGAAACCAGTTAAGCGGCTCATTCATACCTACAGCACACAACCTTGGACACTCGCGGGAGTTATGCGTGCGATAAAAGCGGGATGCGTTTTCGGAACTTCCAACCAGCATGATTTCGCCCCAGGGGTTGCAGAGTTCGCGGTAAACGCTCGTCTTGTCTGGACAGAATTATCAGAAGCTCAAGGAGACCACCATGTCGCGTAAAGCCTCTCCGATACCGGCTCTCAGTGTGCATTTACACCTTCCCGCAGAAATAGGAACTCGCCTCCAATTGTACCTGTTTTCGGAAGTTGAGGGAAAGGTTCCTTACGGTGCGTATCAAGCTTTCGTCACGGCGCGTCTGCAAGAATTCTTCTCTGGTCGCCTACTCGACCTCGCCCCTTGGACAGGTCAGCCCGAATGTGCGAATCTTGTGCGGGGGAATCAAGCCACAATCGAATTACTAACAGCACTACTTGAAGGAGACAGAAAATGACGCCAGAAATGATGAGTCAGATCACTGTGTGGAGGCAGAAAGCTGCCGAAGGAACTCTCACACTTGAGGAGATGCGGCAAGCTATCCTCGCCCTTCGTGGCGACAGGCGGGGTGCGGCGGTAGCGAGCGAGAAATCTCGGAAGGCAAAAGCGCCGAAAGCCGAAGTTCGGGCAGATGATCTACTGAGTGAACTGGAGGGGTTATGAACGACATAACTTTTTGTGACGTTTGTAAGACGAAGTTTTACGAGGAACCTGCCCTTCTCCTATCTGTTCCAGATGAAGAGGGAAAGCGGACTGTCTATAGCGTATGCCCTGTTTGCTTTGACTGGGTAACAGAACAAGGAGCGGAGAAATGAAACCCAGCCTCCCCCTAACTGCACCAAAACCCACTTGTCGCGAATGTGACCATGCGGAGGTTTTAGCCTCCACCGACAAAGCTATCCGCTGCCGTCGCTATCCACCAACTGTAACCGCTGTAGTCGTTCCCATACAGGCCGAAGGGGAAATGTCCATCCAGATAAAAGATATCACTCTCCGCCCAATTGTTTCCGCCTCTGAGACTTGCGGCGAATGGAAAAAGGCTTTCATTCTCGTATCACACTAACCTTAAGACAGGAGGCTCATCATGCAACGCCCTGATTTCCCCGAAGTAATTGACTCAACGCTCATATCCCAGATTCGCTCCTGCGGCCGTCACGCAGAACTCGAATCCCTCCATCACTGGAAACCCGCAGTCTCTTCCGTCCATCTTCACGCCGGAGCAGCTTTTGCTTCCGGTCTCGAAGCCGGTCGTCTCGCTTTCTACGTCGATGGGAAAAATCAAGAAGACTCCACCGCAACCGCCCTGCAAGCCCTCATTGCCCACTACGGCGATTTCGAGTGTCCCCCCGATTCCGCCAAGTCCCTCGAACGCATGTGTGGGGCAATTGAATTCTACTTCGACCAATATCCTATGGAGACTGATCATGCCGTTCCCGTCACGCTTCCCTCTGGCAAAAGGGGGATTGAATTTTCTTTTGCTGAGCCTATTGATATTCTCCATCCTGTTACAGGTAACCCTCTGGTGTATTGCGGTCGTTTTGATATGCTTACCGATTATGCTGGTGCAGTGTATGGGGAAGATGATAAGACAACTACGAGTTTAGGTGCTAGTTGGTCGAAACAATGGGATATGCGAAGTCAATTTACCGCCTATTGTTGGGGTGCAAAACAAGTGGGTTTTCCTATCGCCGGTTTCCTCGTTCGGGGTATCTCGATTCTAAAGACAAAATATGACACCCAGCAAGCCATCACATATCGCCCCCAATGGATGATTGATCGCTGGTATGAACAGATGCTTCGCGATGTTCAGAATTTCATTCGTCAGTGGGAGTCCGGTGTGTATGATTACAACCTTGACCATTCTTGTAACGAATACAGCGGTTGTGTGTTTCGTTCCATTTGTCTGACGGAACCCTCGAGTCAGCAACAATGGCTGGACACCGGCTTTGTCAAACGGCGTTGGGATCCTCTTACCCGCACAGAAACAGCTTTATAACATGCAGGACTTTACTGTCCAGTATTTTATCCATAACGCTTTAGTGGGACAGTCTCGTGTACCTTCCCCAGTCCCTTCCCCCGAATCGACGTGTTTCTTTTGCCGAGACTGCGGGGAAATTTGGGGAAGGGTCTGGTTCACCACACCTCAGACTCGCTTTCGTGTAGTAACTGCCGCTTGTGAACGGCATAAAGCTGGGCCTTGGGATTTCATATCTGTCTCTGGTAGTGTGTTGGAAGATATGTTTCCTAGAGCTCTTGATGAACGAGCCGCCTTTTGGCCACTCACAGTGGATTACCTGCCAGAGGGCATGCTTCGTAGAGAGTTGAATCTTTTATTAAAGGAGTTACCATGAGTCAGAAAGTGTCTTCAAAACGTAGTATTATTTCCTTGATTCAAGAGGTTAATGCAATAGGTCAGCACCGCATTGTTATTGTTAAGGATGGAATTCCTTCCCATTCCGGCTGGTTCGAGCATCACACCATTGCTGTTTTTGGGAAGTATCGCGGGAGCCTGACAGGCAATGCGGCTTTCCCCCAAGGTATTTTCACCGTTACCCCAGTCGCTTCGGAAGTGCTATAATGGCTGACCCACACATATTCGGCCCGAAAGTTCTTCTCGAAGGTTCCAGTGGCTCTGGCAAAACTCACGCCATTGGGACAATTGTAGATTGGGCAGCCACTCACGGAAAACAAGTATTCGTCCTCTTCACCGAGAACGGACTTGAGACCCTTGCGGGCTATTGGAAGGATCGCAATCTCGAAATCCCTTCCAACCTTCACTGGCATAACACAATGACACGACCACTTAAGTTAACCAGTCTCATGGACGCGGCTGATAAAGTGGGGAAGCTTTCCTACGAATCCATCACGAAAATGAGTGATGCTAACCGAGGTGGCGATAATAACGCTTTTTACAAAATCTTAACTGCTTGCAACGATTTCCCAGACGATCGCACAGGCCAGAAATTCGGCTCCGTCGATTCTTGGGGAGTGGATAAGATTTTCGTAATTGACAGTTTGAGTGAACTCTCCAACGCTTGTATGAAAATGGTCATAGGTAATAAACCGACTGCTTCTATGCCAGATTACGGTGTCGCCCAAAACTGTCTAATGAATTTCCTCCGACTCTGTACCCAAGGTTGCGTCTGTTCTTTCATCATGACAGCGCATGTTGGGAGGGAGAAGGATGAAATAACGGGCGGGATTAAACTGATGACTTCCGCAATCGGTGGTGCTATCAGTGGCGTGATTCCACAACTCTTTTCCGA